CATGTGCATGATAATACTGTAGTCTTTACACGAGGACCTTGCAAAAACAGATTAGGTTATCTTAACAAACTTACAGAAATGGAAATGTTAGGTGCAACTATGGTCAACACTCGTGAGACACAAGAAGTCTGCAATGACAAGTGGCGTTGTCATATGGTCTTAGAAGAAATAGGATTGACACAACCTAAAACAGTTATGATTGCAAGTTCTCGTGATGATATAATAGAAAAACAATTTACTAAATTGGACATAAAGTTTCCTGTTGTTATAAAAAAACTTGAAGGTTCTTATGGTATCGGTATCATGATTGCAGATACAATGTTAGGACTTAAAACAATTATACAAACATTATACAAAGAAGAAGCAGTGCATCAATCAGGTGACGATGTAATCATACAAGAGTTTGTAAATCACAAACATGATTATCGTGCCCATGTCTTAGACGGTCAAGTCATAGCGGCTATGAAACGAACACCACAAGAGGGAGATTTCAGGTCAAATGTTTCAAGAGGTGCAACAGTTAAGTATGTAGAATTATCAGACATAGAAAAACAACACTGTATTATGGCATCAACACAAGTCAATGCAAGATGGTGTGCAGTAGATTTTATTAGGTCAGATAAAGAAAACTCACCCATAATATTAGAAGTTAATCATGCCCCACATACACAAGGTATAGAAGAGGCAATGAGAAACACAGGTGCAGAAATCGATGCACCTTTAATGACACAAATCGTAGAACACTTTGAGAGGTTAGCAAATGAATAATGTAATGTATCCGTTCGGACCACCAGTTTATTTAAGTAAAGTAGACAACGATATCATACAAGAATTAGATGTAAGAATAGAAGAGACAGGTGGTAAACCTGAGTTCGATGCAAGTGGTCAACTTGCAGGTCGAATAAAAAAACAAACACTTTTAGATGAAGTGATATCAACTAAGGTCCGTGATCATATTTTAAATCATTGTAAAGATTTTTATGAACAAACATCACAAGATAAAATACCTTTAACCGCAATGGTTCTAGACAGTATTTGGTCTAATATTCAAGAGGCTAGAGAATTTAATCCGCCTCATCAACATACTGGTAACTTTAGTTTTGTTATATATACAAGAAATGACTTAGAGAATATTACAGAACAAGAGTTGCAAAATAATGAATATGATAGTAGAATAGATGACTATCAGAATCAAAGACCTCTAGGTGGTTTGATAGAATTATTATACGGTGAAAACAATTGGATGAATTGGACTTCCTTTTGTCATTTACCAAAACGAGGAGATATATTAATTTTTCCGTCATGGTTGAGACATACAGTGTATGCACACTATGAAGCAGGCAAGATCAGAATCAGCGTGGCGGGTAATGTTAGTTTACAGTAATGAACAAAATACAACAGGCGATGCACAACAAAGCCAACAATGCCTTAGGCGAGGTTGAGTATCAGATCGATTTATTTTTAGATAACAATTGTAAGTCCACTTTTAAGATGGACAAATATCTTGCACAACTAGATTTTAAAAAGAGACTTGTAATAATCATGAAAGACAGTTTTAATCCTTTACTGGAAGAAATTACCAGTGACGAGGAAGACTTTATAGAAGCATACTCATTCTTGACTATACCTCAGAAAAAAAGATTCGTTAAATTCGTTATGGGACTTCAAGAGGGCTGTGACAAATATATTGCAAAGAATCAAGCAACATGGAAAGCAGACTCAGAACGAAAAAGATTTCAGAAGAAAATGAGAAAGGCACATGAAGAAAGAATTGCACAAATATCATCATCTACAGGTTACAAAAAAAGAAAATGACAGAACATATAGGATTTCCATTACCGTCTGAGATGTTTGCACCACCAGAGAAAGAAAAAGAAGACTTTGATAAACATGTAGCAATTAGTAAACTTCTAGATATACCTTTGAAGTGTCCTCATTGTGAAAAAATATTAAAAGAAAAAAACACTTGACGATTAACATACATTAATAGTATACTTATAACATGATATTAATTGACTTTACCCAGACTATTATCGCCGGTTTGATGGCACAAATAAAAAGCAACAACGGCGAAATCAATGAAAACATGTTGAGACATATGATTCTCAACAGTCTTAGAAATTATCAAAAGAGATATGCACAAGATTATGGTGAGATAGTGTTATGCACTGATGCATCTAATCCTTGGCGTAGAGATTACTTTCCTTTGTATAAAGCAAACAGAAAGAAATCAAGAGAGGCAGATGATAAAGATTGGCAGTTGATCTTCGACACTTTGCATAAAGTGAAAATGGAAATCAAAGAGAACTTTCCTTATCGATACATGTATGTTGAGAAGTGTGAGGCAGATGATATCATTGCAATACTCGTAAAACATGCGAAAGAAAAAGTTTTGATTATAAGTGGTGACAAAGACTTTCAACAACTACACACAGACAGTGTTGAACAGTGGTCACCTAATTTAAACAAAATGATAGATTGTCCTGAACCTGATATGTTTTTAAAAGAGCATATTCTCAAAGGTGACAAGTCAGATGGTGTGCCTAATATATTATCTAACGATGATTGTTTAGACCAAGGCATTAGACAAACGCCTTTAAGAAAACCTGTGCTTGATAAATATCTTAGGATTAGTATAGAAAAGGACGATAAATACTATAGAAATTATTTAAGAAATCAAACGCTGATTGATTTGAGTTTTATACCAGACGATATAGAGTCTGCAATATTAGAAGAGTATGGAGAAACAGCGATAACACTCGGTAATGTTTTACCTTACCTTCAAAAACACCGTCTCAATCAGTTATTAGATCAAGCAGGAGATTTTGCAATATTATGACTACAAAGAAAAAAGGAAGAGGCAGACCTAAGGGTGCGCCAAATAAACCTAAAATGGAACTCATTACTGAAAAGAAAGAGTTGTATAAAAATTCAGATGCCTTTGAAATATTTTGCCAGGCAGATTTAGTTGCACAAGAGAACGAAGACTTTGCAATCAATGGTCTTATGGTCTACGGTCAAACTAACGGCGCCTTACAAGATATATTACAATGGGTATTTAACGATAGAATCAAATCAACATTACCTGATGGTAAAACACCATTCAGAAAGAATGATGCACCTGCATCAGACTTATCTGAGAGTGCATTAAGATTTGAATTTAAAAAGTTTAAATACTTTTGCACAGAAGAAGTGCCAAAGACTCGAAGAGAAACAATGTGGATTGAAATGTTAGAAAGCATTCCAGCCAAAGAAGCTGAGATGATGGACTTAGTAAAAGATAAAGTTTGGCCTTTCAAACACATCACAAAGGATATTGCTAGTAAGGCATTCCCAAACGCAAACATTGGATAAATATTATTGTCCTCCGAGACTATACATAAAAGATGAACATTCATTTTAACAATGTGTAAAGAATTAAATAGTCGTGTAGGACTCCATGGAGATTTTTAATTATGAATGAAGAGAATAAAACATTTGCTGAGACAACAGTTCAACCAACTGAAAGCGAAAGTATAAGAGAGCGTATCTCTAATTACAAAGCACAAGTCTCACCTCAATCGGTGCAAGTCGCACAATTACTTTTAGAACAACAACTCAAAGCAGGTCTAGTTAAGTCTACAGATTTAGATGCATTGATTATGATGAGAGATGACCTTAACAAAGCAAACATAGATTATAGAACTATGTTAGAGAATGGTCAGAAAAGATTACAACAACTTGCAGAAGAAGAACAAATTGCTCAAGTTGCTAAAGAAGAAGAGAAGAGACAAGTTCAAGAAACTAAACTTGTTGATGAGAGATCACTCAGAAAAACATTACAAGATAAACTTGCAATCGCAGAGGCAAAACTAGAGGCACTCGGTGGTGTTCAAGGTAATGTCGCTGAAACACCTAATGTAGATGTTGCAAATCCAGAAATTAAATATGGTGTAGAAGAAGAAAAGAAACCTACTCGTGCATTTGAAATAGCAAGGGCATTAAATCCAGAACCTACTGTTAGTGACGATGAAATGCAAAAGGCACATGAAGAACTAGATGCATTTAATTCTAAAGTAGAAGCGACTAAGAAATCATTTCAAGAATGGGATGAAGAGAATGCACAATCTGAAACAAACTTTCAACCAAGTGGCACAACAACAGAATCTTTTTTAGATGAAGTAGACAGAGTTAATGAAGTTGCAGATGCAGATGAAATACTTGAAGAAGAAACATCATCAGCACCTGTTATATCTAAAGCACAAGTAAGTGAAGAACAAGCAGACATAGAGGCCGATGAAGTTGATGTAGTTGAAGATGAAGAAGAATATGAAGAAGTCGTTATTCCTTCTGAGAATGAATTGAAGTCTATGACTAAATCACAAATCAACGATGTTGCAGAACAAGTTGGTTTTAAGATTAAAATGGCAGACACAAAGGCAGTGATGATTAGTTCTTTTGTAAAACAAACAGAAGAATATATTACCAATCTACAAGAGAGTGGTGAATTTATTTCTGCAACAACTGATGATGAAGATGGCGATACCGATAATCAAAAAGATGGAGGTTACTTCTAAAAGTCTGGTCAAAAACGATGGTAGGTCTAGTAGAGTTTGTATAAGTGAAGAACTTGCAACTATACTAGGAACAAGATACTCAGAAATACCATTACAGATTTACAAAAAAGGAAGTAATCTTGCATTATCATTACTAACACTACCTTATGAAAAGGTGTGTGATGTCGACTTACATTGGTATAATACAACTAGAAGTCCAAGATCACCAGCAAGGTTTGATGAAGACCCACAATATTTTCAGGTACCAATAGGTGTATTTGATGAGGGTGAATATAGAATGACACTCATACAACAAACAGATAAGATAGAAAGACATATCTTATGTGAAAAGGAACAAAGACCATTAAAATTTTATTCATGGTCCGAATACTATAAATAATACTATGTCAGATAATCAAATAGAATACAATGATTTTGGTTTTACAGCTATGGATGCCGATGAGTTGGCATCTGTCGATACTAAAATAGTTGAAACAACTACAACAGCAAAAGCAGTTATTGAGAAACTTGATAACTTTGTCCGTCCTCTTTTAGAGAATCTTGCAAAAGATTCTGATAAAGATTATATCTACTGGCCAAACAGACTAGATATACTCACAAAGAAACTAAAAGAATTAGACGACATTCAAAAAAATATCGTATAAACCCCTTTACTATGACTCTCACTTTTTGATAGAATACTATCTATATTAACTATGGAGAAATAAAATGTCAAAATTTTCATACTATGATGATTCACCAGAGGTGAAAAAACTCGTAGAAATCGGTCGCAACATGATAAGGTTGTGTGAAGAAAACAAACTATTCCCTAAAGACGACTATCTATGGAATTGTGCCGTCACGGCAGGTAATAAACTTACCACTGTTGGCACCACATGGGCAAGAGTCAAGACTGCTGATGATCTTACACCAGATGAAAGAAAGGCAGTCATAGGTTATCTAGATTACAATAGGGGTTGACAATAGGTCTCATTTTTTAGTACCATATAAGCATGATGAAATTTATTTACAAACACGGTCTCTTAGATTTGGACTTTATTGTTCCTCTAGGAGTTGTTTTTTTAATTGTTTTAGGAGACTTAATATGAAAAATTTAAATGAAGCGTGTCAAGAACTTTGTAATACTCTTACAGAGGCGACACATACTAAGTGGAAACACACTCGTGAGACCACAACCCACACTTATAAAGTTGGTCAAAAATACATCAAGATTATAATTTGTGATAATGGCAACGATAGGTCAGTATGGGGTTTCATTAACAAATCAAATCCAAATTTTAAAGAGGGTGATATACTCAAAGCAGCTGGTTGGAGAACACCTGCTCTAAACAAACCAAGAGGCAATCTTTTAGAGATTGATATTAAAACTTATTGTGACCCTAATTCTATGAGAATTTATGGTCCTGATTATTTGAGGTAAACTATGGATGAATTAACATTAAACGATCTTAAATCATATCAAGAAGATATGATTGCAGAAGAGAAAGAAGCTGCCAAAAGGGCAGAGAAGAATGAATGTGTCTGTGGCACCGTAGACTGTGCTACTGAATATTCTTGTCATACAAGTGGATATTAATATGATAAATTTATATGATCACAAACACGCAAACTTGCCTATGAGTGAAAGAGATAATCCTATTGTGTTAAGTTTCTTGAAGAATAATCCTTCTAGAATAAGATACAGAGGTAAATCTATACCTGGTATTTACAATAGACCAGCGTCTCATTGCATTAGAGAGTTTGCAACATCATTTACGATCTATCCTAGATAGAGAAACTAACTTGACTAAGAGGAGGTCATGGTGTATTATAGGAATAAAAAACAAGTTGTGAGAATTAGATACTTTTACTTTTTAATAGGCGCAATATTGGGTCTAGTTGCAGGTCTATCATCAAAGATGTATGCATCAGATGAGAATGGCGAGGCAGTTTGCATGGCAAAAAATATTTACTTTGAGGCAGGTAATCAACCACTCGCAGGTAAAGTCGCAGTTGCACAAGTTGTAATGAATAGAATACAGCATAGTGCATATGGTGATACTGTATGTGATGTTGTGTATCAATCCAAATGGCGTGAGAACTGGAAAGGTAATATGATACCAGTTAGACATCAATGTCAGTTCAGTTGGTTCTGTGATGGTAAATCAGATGAACCATTAGACACTGATACATTCTTTGAGTCTTATGTAATCGCATCAGATGTTCTTATGGGTAAATATCCAGACATAACAGAGGGTGCAACACATTATCATTCTATTATGGTCGAACCTTATTGGGCAGAGACATTAAATGAGACAGTTCAAATAACAGACCACATATTTTATAAATGAAATTAGTTGCAGAAGGAGAAAAGTTTAGAGTGTTTCAAACAAAATTATATGGTATCAAGTCTTACTTTATATTAGAAGACAGCACCAATGCAACTAGAAAAGATGGTGTTGACTTCAATGTTAAATTAACTAACTACTATTTTCAGACACTTGCACAAATGAAATTGATATGTTATGATATGTTTGAAGATGGACTTTCACCAGGAGTATGGAAATAATGGCACAACCACAAACACAACAAAGACCAATAGATAAAGAATTGGAAAAGAAAAAGAAACAACAAGCACAAGATAGGAGAAACGGATAATGCCAACAGACGAACAATTTGATAGAGCAGAAAAATTAATAATAGGTTTATATTTTTTTATACCTTTAATGTTTATACTTAAAAATATATTATGAATATCTTTGTGCTAGATAACGACCCTAGAGAAGCGGCTAGAATGTTATGTGACAAGCATGTCCCTAAAATGATTGTCGAGTCTGCACAAATGTTATCTACTGCACATCGAATGTTAGATGGCACACCAATAAAAAAACCTTCAAGATCAGGTAAAACTATTCAAACTTATTACACCTTTGAAGATGAACGAGACGATATGTATTATCTGGCAGTTCATAAATACCATCCATGCACAACATGGACTATGCAGTCAAAAGAAAATTATCTTTGGCATTATGAACACTTCCACGAAATGAATTTAGAATTTCAATATCGCAGAAATAGATTACATGAAACTTTTAGAAAGTTAGGTATCATGTTGGCAAAACCACCAAAGAATATTCCTGAGGGTGATCTTACAGAGTTTGCACAAGCAATGTCACACTATCCAGATTGTATTGTAAAAGGTGATGCAGTTAAGGCATATAGAAATTACTATCACACAGCAAAACCATTTGCAAAGTGGGAGTGGAAAAGACCAGCACCAAAATGGTGGCAAGGTTATCAAGGAGTAGCATGAGAATATTAGTAGCAGGATATGGAGATGTAAGAATCTTCTCAGATAGGCCTTTTGGTTATAAAAGATATTATGTTGAATGGTCTGATGGTCGTTCTCAAATGTATAGTGGTTTATGGTATAGTGAAAAGAAAGTCAAAGAGATAGTAGAGGAACAATTAAATGCCTAGTTATGATTTCTTAAATACAGAGACAGGTGATTTAGAAGAACACTTTATGTCTTACAAAGACTTAGACAATTTTAAAAGAAACAATCCACATTTGATGCAACAGATAACAGCACCTAATATTGTAGGTGGTCATGGTGACAGAGTTAAAACAGATGCAGGTTTTAAAGAAGTGTTGTCAAAAATAGGTGAAGGACATCCAGGTTCTCACTTACATAAAAAGTCCGCAAAGGAAATTAAAACAAGAGAAGTTGTCAATAAACACATTGCATTACAGAGCAAGAAGTAGTATAATACATTATGACTAAAGTGAACATGAATCTTTTAGAACTTACAGATTTAGAAAATATAAAACTCAAAACAATTAATCACGAGGGTAAAAGATATTATCTCGGCGAAGATGATATGAAATATCCTAGTGTGACTACAGTTGTTGGTCTACATTCAAAAAAACAAATCAAACTCTGGCGTGAAAGAGTTGGTGAAAAAGAAGCAAACAAAATAACTACGAGAGCAACAAAACGAGGCACCTCGTTTCATCAACATGTAGAAGATTATCTTAGAAAAGAAAAAGACTTTATCGAGTTTGATAATATCTTACAAGAACAAATGTTTAAATCAGTTCAACCTATGTTAGATGAGATTATACCTATCGCTCTTGAAGCACCTTTGTATTCTCACGCATTGCAAATGGCAGGTCGTGTTGACTGTATCGGTATTGCACATGACAAACTTGCAATTATAGATTTCAAATCAAGTTCAAAACCAAAACAAGAATACATGGCTAAACCTTGGTATTTACAAATGACTGCCTATGCAATTATGGTTGAAGAACTTACAGGTCAACCAATCAAAGAGATATGTGCCATTGTGGCAGTTGAGGGTTTAAATACATTTCAATTATTTGTTTCTGACCCGACAAAACATGTAGACGAGTTATACGGTCTTAGAAAACAATATAGAAACCTTTACGGTATATGATACACATTTACGATAACGATAAACAAATGATTGCAGTAGTGCATGATTTTGTTTCACAAGAAGAGTGCGAAGAAATACTTGCATATTCTTGGCAAAATATGGAAAGATCAACCGTTGCAAGTAAAGATGGCAAAGGCCAAAAGCATAGTAAACGGACAGGTTCAAATACATGGTTAAGTCACGATGCATCACCTATAATAAAAGATGTTGCAGAACGAATATCACAAATGGTGAGAATGCCATTACAGAATGCAGAACCTTTCCAAGTTGTGCATTACGAAGAAAATGAAGAATACGATTATCATTGGGATAGTTTTGACGAATCTGATGATGTCGCAACAGAAGAGTATACAAAGAATGGTGGTCAAAGATTGATTACTGTTTTAGGATATTTAAGAGATGTGCCGAAAGGAGGTGAAACTGGTTTTAATCATCTAGGTGTAAACATTCAACCTAGAAGAGGCAGTATCATCGTATGGTGGAATGTTGAACCTAATACAACAAAGAGAGAAATTAAATCTCAACATGCAGGTCTTCCTGTATTAGAAGGAGAGAAGTATGCTTTCAATTTGTGGTTTAGAGAAAAAGAGTTTATAAAATGATAACAAGAAAAGAATTTACAGAACAAGTCGAAAGACTTATAGTTGGTGGCAGAACAGATGTGATGAGTGCAATACTCAAAGTGTGTGAAGTCAACAATGTAGAACCAGAGGGTGCTAAGAGATTACTATCAATACCTCTGAGAGAAAAACTAGAAGCAGAAGCAGAAAGTTTAAAGTTAATTAATCGTCAAAAGGCCAGTCGAGGTTCTTTGACAACTTTTATGAGTAAGGAGTAAATATGAAAGAAGGCGATATAGTATCCGTGATCACCGTAAGTGGTGAGTATATCGGTAAATTAGTTTCTAACAGACATGATTGTGTTGAGTTAGAAAACCCTAGAATTATTGTGAATACACCAGAGGGCAAAATGGGATTCGCAAAAGGCATTTGTGTCACAGGTTGTGTAAACCCTACAAGTGTTTCAATACAGAATTATGTATTCATGACAGAAACTAACGATGATATTATAACTGCATATCATACGGCAGTAAGTGGCATCGTAGCACCTAAAAAGAAAAAGATTATAGTAAATCAGTAATGTCGAGTCGAGAGGGTTTTGATAGTTATCAACTGTATCTCGCAGTTAAGTTGCATTTTAAAAATGAAGACTATGACTTTATAAAATACAACGCTCGTGTAAAGGCAGACTTATCATCTTTCATGAAACGAAATGATAAGTTTCACTTTGCAAAATTATCAAGAACATACAAACATGAACTCAAAGATTTCTATGTTGCAAACTTATCACAAGGTGATTATTGGGCTGGTGAACTTCTAGAAAAAGAGGCACAAAATAGATTTACAGAATACAAGAAAAGAAAACAAAAACTATCACACATGTTTGAACAAGAAGTCAGAGAGTTATTAGAAAAGAAAACAATACAAGAAGTTCTTACATGTTCAAATGGTCAACACCCATATTTACTCAAACAATTTTTAGGCAAAAAAATATCTATAGAAACAATGTGTATTCTAAATGATATTACAGATTACAGTATAACATGGAATAAACTCATCAAAGAGAACATTGTATATCCTGATACATATCATAAGATTAAAAAATACAGAACATTCTTATCGTATGACTTTAAACAATACAAACAAAAATTAATTGAACTATGCTCTACTTAGTAGGAAACGGACCAAGTCGTAAAGACTTAGATTTAGATACACTTGAAAACTGGTGGGGAATGAATATGGTTTATAGAGACCATACACCTGATTTACTATTCGTGCAAGATGTCGCCCCACAAAATGAAATGATTACAGATCAATACTACAAGAAACATCCAGTATGTGTGGGAGAATGGAACGAACTGCCTATGGATATGTTTGACATTATGAAGTTTGGATTACCAGGTGAAGTAGTTGAGAATCGATTGCCGACAGACGACAGGTTTGTAGTGCAAGGAGAAGATTATCGAGGCGAAGGACAGAGAACATATATGATTGGATATTCCTCTGCGGAGGCAAACAACATAGTTATATATACAAATGAATTGCTCAAGAACACTTTTTGTGGCATCTATGCATTAGGTTATGCAGTGCATCATGGTCATAAAAAGATATGCTTAGCAGGTTATGATTCATTACAATACGGTGATCTACAGAATATATACGGACCAGATGATTGTTATACTTACAATGAAACATATACAGAACAAAATTCAGGTGTGGGAAGACCTCAGCAGGCACAATTTGTTGCATTGCTGGAACACATAAATAAGGACTATCCAGATGTAGAGTTATATTTTAAAAACTCTATTGACGGATTCGATAAAATCGATTATACTGATATAGTATCTCGGTTAAATATCGAAGATAGGTGGGTTCTAGGCACAGCGTGTTTCGAATCCGAACTTTAATAAGATGCGATAAAATGCAAATACAATGCGATACAATGCTATAAGGAGTATAATACAATGTCTACATCTTTAGATAAATTAAGGCAGGCCATGGAAACTGCTTCACCTACACAAGGTGAGAAAAAATCCTACGATGATGATAAGTATTGGAAACCAGAACTTGATAAATCAGGTAACGGTTATGCAATAGTTAGATTCTTACCAACACCAGAAAACGAAGAGATGCCTTGGGTGTCTTACTTCGACCATGGTTTCCAAGGACCTGGCGGTTGGTATATTGAGAAGTCTTTAACGACTCTCAGTAAAAATGATCCTGTTAGTGAATACAACACTCAGTTGTGGAACACTAACATCGAAGCAAACAGAGAACAGGCAAGAAAGCAGAAGCGTAGACTTCACTATGTGTCTAACATCTATGTTGTTTCAGACCCTAAACATCCTGAGAACGAAGGAAAGGTATTCATGTACCGTTATGGTAAGAAGATTTTTGAAATGTTGAAAGAGGCAATCTCTCCAGCATTTGAAGATGAAGCTGCTATAAACCCTTTTGATCTTAGAGGCGAGGGTGCAAACTTTAAAATTAAAATCAGAAAAGTCGATGGTTATTGGAACTATGACAAGTCTGAGTTTGATAGTCCTGCACCACTTTTTGAAGATGAAAATCAGCTGAATAATATATATACTACGCTGAGTCCTTTATCTTCAATCATTGCACCAGACCAGTTCAAATCTTATGATGAACTGAAAACTAAACTCGATAGAGTATTAGGTTTAACTGGTGATGTTAGCACATCTACTGCTGAGTCAGTTGCAGAAGACCTTGACGAAGTGCCTTGGTCTGGCGTAAATACTGATACAGTAGCAGACGAACCTGTAATCGCATCAGCAGAATCTTCCCCAAGTGATTCAGAGGGAGACGAAGCGATGGATTACTTTAAGAAACTTGCAACTGAGTAAGTTTCTTATTAGGGAGTTGTAGTTTATAATATGTATTCGTGTTTTGCTACAACTGACTATGACCGTGGATATGGGGGTATCATAGTAGGGGAAAAGATAACAAAAACTGATGCGGTGTTATCTGGTGTAGAGCGAGGTTGCTATAAAAGTATGGGGCGACTACACACTTTAATAAATTAATTATGACAATGGTGAAACCTAAAATGCATCCTAAGACGAGACAAGTAGAGTCTTTCGATCGTATGTTGCGAAGATTTAAAAAGGCCTGTGATAGAAAAGGCATAGTTAAAGAATGTCGAGATAGACAATATCATGAAAAACCTAACGACACTAGAAATCAACGCAATCAAGCAATCAAGAGAAAGAAAAAACTAGACGCTCGCAAAGCAGAATTCAATACTTACAGGAGAAAGTAATGCGAAGTAAAAGAGAAAAGCGTATCATTCGAAGACGCCTTGTTTCTACTATTACTGCTCTTCTTCTTATTGTTAGTGCAATCTATATCTTCTTTGTTTTTAAACCACCAACTGCACTAGATATCAAAAACTATTACGATGCGCCTATCGAAGAGGACGATGGCACTCGCTATGGGTAAAGGAAGTAAAAGAAGACCACAAATCGTATCAGACGATAAATTTCAAGAAGCATGGGATAATATCTTTGCTAGAAAAGTCACACCGCCACATGCATCTACTCAGATGCACAAAGATAAAACTAAAGTAATTCCTAGAAAAGAAAAGTATAAAGATTAACCATATAGTGAATGTATATGTTCACTTTGGCGAATATGATTATCTATAGGGTCTTTTCCATAAATATTCATTGTAGTATCATGTATAAAAGGATTAATTGAATTAAAACTTTGTAGATTGGTCTCTCGTTTAGGTCCAACAAAATCATCTTTTGTATCATTCATTTCATCAACTTTATTTTTTATCTCTTCAAAAGGCACAATCTCTAACATATCTTGGAATTTTATAAAATCTTCTTCACTTAAATCATTCATCAAACCACCATATATTTTTGTTATAGCATCATCAGCGTATGTATCAGCGAAATATGAGACTCCAGCTGCTCCTAAACTGGTAAGACCAAAAGAAATCGCACCTGGGATAGAAAAAGAGAATGGAGCGCTAGCCAGTTTAGCTCTAGCAAAAAATGTTCCAAAAGCACCGAGACCACCAGCAGTCGCACCAGCGATTTCTCCGGCTTTCTCTGCATTGAAAATACTCATTAATGTATCGTATTCATCTCCAGTCATTGGTCGAGGAATAGGTTCACCTGGAAATATGTAATGAAGTTTTGGACTTGGTATCATGGTATTAGATTCTTGATCATAAATTAATGTTGATTGTAATGCTTCAATTTTATCATCTACTGTGCCCATACCAATAAATGCATCTAGTCCTACAACTGCTATTGGAGCTCCAACTCTGAATGCATTTCCGAAAAATCTTTTTAATCTGGCGGAGTTTCCTTTAGTTTTTGTATCACTTGTTGCAACTGCATCTAAATCAAGTTCAGTCTGAACTGGTCCACCTGTTAAAATAGCTTGAACAGTTCTTTGAGCCGCCTTATAGATTTTTGTTCTCTTGTCTGGATTATTCCTCATTATCTCTTGATTCGTTTTCAAAATATCTTCTGTTGATTTTAGAGGAATACTTGTTGATGTAGCTACAGTATTACCAGCACTGCTGATTAATTTTTGGTTAGCGGCAGCTGCCTTTGCAGTTGCCATAGCGGCTTGTATAGTGCCACCTTTCATCAATGCTCCGATACCATTTATTATAAAGGCACCTAGAGATGTAATATTACCTGAAAATACATTACTAATAGAGGCGCCAAGTCCAAGCAATATGGCTATCACACCAGCCAACATACCCATACTTGCTTTACTTCTTATTCCTGCACTTTTATTTTCTTTTTTATCTTCGTCTAAAAGGTCTTCTAATATTTCAGTTTGTTCTTCTTGTTGTTCGAGAGTTTGCAAATTCATTGCTTCTTCTTCTCTTAATTCGTCTTTATATCTTTCAAAATCATCTCTCTCATCTAGAGCAGGCAAGGCATCTCTTATCGTTGTTCTAAATCTATCATAGACACTATCGGCTAAAATCACTTCATCTGACGACCCGCCACTAATATCAGAACTATCTTCTACTCGCATTTCTCCTGATTCAATTGCCTTTGCAATTGCATCTTCTGGTGTTTCAGTGGTACCAAGACCCTTAAACATACCACCTATTTTACCAGCAAAATCACCTACAGCTCTAAATGAACCTACAAAAATATCAAATACACCTTTAGCTTTGCTAAAAGTTGTTTTAACAGCATTTACTACAGGACCTAATGCACCCATACCATCTGTAAGGTTTGCAAAACCTTCTTTAACTTGATCTACTCCAGAATCTACCCCACCTGATACAAAATTCATAGTGCTTGATTTGAGAGAATCAGCTATTTTCATTATACCGTCTGGATTTCTGGTATCAAAATAATTTGACAACTTCATTAAATTGTCACTGGCTAATTGGCCGATTTTATCTTTAAAAGAAACATTTTTCATGTAATCTTTCATCAACTCGGCAGTTTCTCTAGTTCCTTTGTATTGTTCTATTAACTGTTGTCTTTGTTCTTCTGTTATGGTTTTAATTTCTTTTATCTGTTCAAGTGATAAATTCTTTAATTCCCCTATAGCAGATGTAGTATCTTTGATTGCATCAGTTTCTTTGTAGATAGCCTTTTCGATCATCGTAGTAGATTGATCTTCATTCTCATCTAAGTTTTCTATTCTTTTTGTTGTTTCTTTTTGATCTTTTTGTAAATCGTTAATTTCAACGATTAAAGAACCTAGTAGTGTAGCTGGATCGTTTCCGAAAGCTGGATTTGGTAATGTTCTTGTAGCCATTATACTATTTATTTACCTGTGTTTTCTATCTTTGCCATCAAAAGCTTTTCCTGCTTCTGATATACCAAAGGCACCTAGTGTCACAACAACAAACGATGTATAGATTGTTTCGGAAACTTTTAAGTCCATATCCCATACGATAGCAGTCACTAAGTCTGCTATACCGAATACAGTCATAAGAATAAAAGATATAAAACCTATGATAGATTTTTCATTAATGTCATTGTCATCTAAAAACAAATCCATCATTTTTCTTTTAGGTGGTGCAAGTTGAGCTTTGGCTTTACGAGCCTCTTCTTGCATCTCTTTAATTTTGTCTTCTTGCTCATCGAGTTGGTCGATAAGTGCCATATACTTATCTAAATCTATCTCGACTTCATTTCTGTCATTATCGTTATCTTTAGCCATAATTATTTCCTTTTATTATTAAGAGCCTTTATTCTTTCATTCTCTTTTTCAATATGTTGCATCAGAAGATTTATGTAAATTTCCCTTTCCCATGGTAACATATTTTCTAATTCAGTTAATGAGTAATTGTGAGTTTGCATTAACTGAAAATTTGTTTTATAATAATTTTCTAATGTATCATGTGAAAGGGTTATCAAAAAAAAGATTGTAAACCTTTCAAATTTATTTTATTCTCCGTGCCACAATTTGAACATTTATATTCGATGTTTTTTTCTAATGATGGCAAGTCATTAAAAAAATTCATAATTTCTGCGAACTGGTCAAGTGTAAGACTCTCAATAAAATTGTTTATCTCACTATCTGGAAAATCTTTTAGTTCATATATTTCACTTTCATCGTAAATTCTAACCATATTAGTTCTTAGTAATGGTTTTATTGCATCTACTTCTTGCAGTTCATCGACTATCAAGGCACTGCCGGCAGTCGGAAACTCTAACTCTATCATCAGACTATCACTAATTTGAATTTTATTTTCAGGTAATTTATCTGTATCTATTTTAATACTTTCTAAATCAACTGTTATGTCATGTTTATGTTGACAATTTTGACATTGTAGACCAATTTTAGATGTTTCACCTATAGATCGCATTCTTATTTGCAAAAATAGATATTCTAAATCAACCATTGGTAATTTCAATGCATCAATTTTATCAAAAGTCACATGTGAAATTATATCACATATTGCATCAAATATTTCTTTTGCATTTTTTCCTTCTCTAGCCATCATCAAATTCTTTTGTTCTTTGACTAGAAATGGTCTAAATTTAACATTCTGTTTAGACAACGGCAAATGTGTATTAAAATTCGGTGTCTCTTGAACAGGTAATTTCATAATTAATCCTCTATTATTTAATCAAAAATACCGCCGAGTTTAGCGAGTCTATCACTAAATCTCTGCAAGGTATTATTAGCACTATTGCCTTCTCGACCAAACACTGAAAGGTTTGTTATGTCTAGTAAAGCGTCTAGAGCTCTTCTTCCTTTATTTAGTCCATTCACCACAGGCGTATTATGATAAGTTGTTGAAAAGGTCCTAAATGCAAATGTGCATTCAAATTGTAAAATAGAATCAGTCTGATCATATGCTAATGACATAGGATTATATGAGATTGGGAAGGCACTCTCTAATTTATATGATAATCCTGGATTTGCTGAATTTGACATGGTCATAATTTCGATTTGACCAATGTAATCGTTATAATATGAAAACATAGGATTTATAGATGAACCTTGCGTATTAAAATCATTATTTTCATCCTTTTTACCACCTGAAAAAATGGCACCTAACCATGCATCTATGATATATCTATCTGCAAAATTAGAGTCACACAAAAAAGTAAATGATACTTCTTGTCCGTCCATAGAAAGTTGATAAGGTCTTTTTTCTGTTGGTCCATATGGAGACCAATCGGCCGACTCTAATTGACGACCTGGTAATGTTGCATTAATACATCTAATACCTTCTAAATTTATGTTTAGATTAGGACAATATAAGTTTACACTATATCTGTTTGGTCTTGCACCTTGATCAAAATTATATCTGAGAGTATCAATTTTAAAACCTTTTTTTCTTTCTCGTCTTGTCTGTCTATCATTCTGTTCTTCTATATCTTTACTTATTGCTTCTATACCTGCTTTAGCATTTGATTTCAATTCAGATTTAATATCAGCTGTTATCATTGCATTGATATCCTGGTCGATAGTGATATCAGGTATTCTTATTCGTTTAGCTACTACTTCTACATCTTCTATGACTGAATTATTAGCCTTATATCTGTTAGCCATTTACTTTTTTCCTGCTTTGTTTATATACTTCTGTTATACTTTGTTTTTGAAATCTTGCCAATGGTAACATTGCAACAGTATCCCAATGATCTGGTGTTACCTCTAAGGCCTCGCCTTTAACATGTGAAGCGAGATATCTTTTTAAACATGGTTTAGCCCATTTTAATTTAGATGCAGATTTTAATATATCATATGACATACGAATACGAGTCTGTATATCGTCTGCATCTTCATCGTCTTTTATTGCATACTCATATAATGCATCTAGTAAAGTTATACGATATCTAGGTGGTATGTAATGAAGATTTAAACCCATAAAACCATTTTCTTCAAGTGATAAAATTAAAGTCACAGGAAATATATCATAATAAGGTAATACTTCTGCATATTTAGGGTCATAAAAATAATTATACATACGACCTATTAAGTATCTATTAGTCTTATTGAATGTAGACTTATTATAAAAACTATTTACATTGACTCTAGTGCCTTGCATTTGATTTCTCAACCAAGTAAGACTTTCTTCTGATCTTGTTCTAAATTCAGAGGGCCTTTGATTTTGATATTTTTCTAATAGGCTTATCATACCTATTATTTATGCTAGTTTGTATAGATAACGAAGTTTTCTTTTACAACCTTTTCAGATGAATAAGGATATAGGGCAAGAAGATGTATTAAGTCTTGTTTTTTGAATTTGTAATTACCACTGTCAATGATTACACCTTTTGATTCTGATGTATCATCTGGTGAGTAATAGTTTGGTCTGATATACTCAAAGACATCATCTTCACAATCACCTATCAATATAGGTTTTTGAAAGTTAAACATTGCACGAATACTTTGAACAGAACCTACAATGTCTTTTCTTTCTTCTTGCATATGCATTTCAAGTATTTGGCCATTATCATTAACTGCAAATATTTCTTTATCTGCTTTCTTAAAAATTTCATGCCATTCTTCGAATGATAATGGTGATCTTGGCCAACCAGAATTGGCCTCGGAAAATTTGTTATGTCTGTCCCAAACAATAATTTTTTCATCGTATGCCTGTAGATATGAATGTGCATGTATACGAGAACAACCTGGATGCACGAACATATGATTTCCTTCTGTTAGTGCCTGCATTGTAGAATGTAGACCAACAGTATTATATTGTTCTATAAGATACATAATCTTACAACAATGGTATAACATATTCTGTTCATTGTCAGCAGTTTGTTCAGAGAAGTTTTGCATGTCTATTGAATTGCCGTCTATACCTTTAATCAAAGCAATAACATGTTCTAAAAGTTTTTCTGTGCCATATCTTTGTGTGTTAGGTCCATAAAGACCAACATTAATACATTCTTGTAATGTGACAAGATAAGGTTTTGAATGTCCAGATATGTAATCAAAACAATCTTTAGTTTCAGTAGTTATTGTAAAATATCTTTTGAACTTTTCAAAATTGACATTGTTATTCATTGGTGTAATATCAATTATAGGCATTTAAAAACTCCTCGACTCTTTTTAAGTCATCTTGTGTATCTACGGATAATCCGTGATCTTCTACTTCTATCATTTTAATTGCAAAACCATTTTCAATGTATCTCAACATTTCTACTGATTCTGCTTTTTCTAATTCGCCAACTTCTAGTTCTACAAACAATTCTAACATATGACGATTGAATGCATATAGACCTAATTGTTGTTTGAAAGGCACCTCTTCTTTCTTATGAAAAGGTATACCAAATCTTGAATAGTAAACTGCATTGTTGCTCAGATCAGTCACAACTTTTACAACATTACTATCATGTAATTTATAATTATCATTGACATAGACATACGCATTACCAATACCAATAGACTTATCAAACTGTTCTACTAAAGTATCTATTGCATCAGGATTGATTAGTGGTTCATCGCCTTGAATGTTTACGAATACATCACCGTCAATCAACTCGATCGCTTTCGCACATCTGTCTGTTCCAGAACGCACATCATCATCTATTACTATGCAACGCATTTCATGTTTTGCACAATACTCATTTACTTTTTGATTGTCAGTTAATACTACAACTGTATCTAATTTTTCTGATGCACATGCCTGGTCGTAAACTCTACGAATCATTGGCACGCCATTAATTAACGCCAAAGGTTTACCTTCGAAACGAGTCGAATGCCACCTTGCTGGTATTAATCCAACAACGAGTTTAGATTCTCTATCGATTTTACTGAGTGATCGCATTTTCCATAACCATAACTTGCATGTATAAAGTCTATACCTGCCCTTGTAGCCGCTTCATAGTCGACTTGCATGTCTCCTATGTAGACTGCATCTTTAGGGTCAGTGTGTGTCATTGCAAGACAAAAAAGAATCTGATCTGGTGCTGGTTTGCCTCTCATACCTTTTTTAGGACTTACTACATAATTAAATTCTACATCTAAATGTTCTAGAATTACATTTGTTCTCTCAGCAGTCTTTGATGTGACTACTGCAATCTTACTATTCTTCTTTATTTCTTTTAATGTGTCTTCTACACCATCGTAAAACTCTAAGCAATACTCCATGAGTTCTAAAGATGTCTTATCATAAGTGTGTTTGACTGCTTCAACATTTTCAACATTCAATTCTTTCATGATATCACGAAAAGGTTTGCCTATCTGTTTAAAATAATCATCAAATGTTTGAGTTAATTTATGTTCTAACATGCATGTGTTCCATGATTGTTCCATCATGTGTTTAGAATCTATAATAACGCCGTCTAAGTCAAAAATATATGTTTTCATTTTTTTGGTAGTAGTTGGTCTTCTGTAAGTATTCTAAAACTGTATCTTCTATCTTTACAATACTCTTCAGCCGCTTTAAATTTTGCTTGATTTTTAATATATGTTGCAACTTCATTGAGATATCGTTTAGTTTTTCGCTTCGGTTGTTTCGGAGGCGAAAGATGTTTCTTCGGTTTTACTTCAATGATTTCACGAACTACTTTTTTATCCTTATTAATATATTTTACATAAAAATCGGGGAAATATCTATGGGTTTTTTGATCTAAAGGCGATTTATATGGTATTATTATCTCTTCACTGCCCCATTCTATGATTTTTGAGTTATTATCGCAGTAAACCATAAATCTTCGCTCCCAAAGTGAGCGATAAAAGATTTTTGTAGGGTCACCTCGATATTTTTTGTAATTCTTAGGTTTAAACTTACCACTATACGACATAAATAACTATATTAAGACTTTAAGGTTATTTATATGGCAAAAATCGATAAAATTATTCAGAAATTTAACAAAGCTAAAAACGCACTCAATACAATCAAAGGTATAACCAGTAAAATTGAAGCAATAGGTTATCAATCTGCTATCGATGAGTTAGGCGATGCTAGAAAATCAGCTGAAACTTTATTAAAACAAAGACAAGCAAATATGGAAGTAGGCCTAAGAGCTTCAAAATCTGCTTTATCACATGTAAAAGAAGTGCCAGAAGAGGTTGGTAATAGTTTGATATATCCGAAATATGATCCTCTTGCTAATTATCTCACTTTCGATATTAGACCTAGAAAAGATAGAGGGTTTTCAAACTCCAGAGGCAAATTGACACAAGACACACTAAGTGAACCAGTTATGGTCGAGGGTCCAGATGGAAAGAAGGTACCATCTGGTGATTTTACACCAATAGATGATAGTCCATTTAAAAGAAGAACAATAGCTCTCTACATACCAGATTCACTAATATCTCAAGCTAGTGTTTCTTATCGTGCAGAGGGTATAAGTCCTTTTGCTAGAAGTATAGCAAATGTTTTAAGTAAAATAGGAAGCAAAGATTTCTTTGACACAGCAGGAAAAGAAATAGGAGAAGGTGCTAGAGAGTTTATAAACATGACTATTAATAGAATAGGTGGTGATATTCCTAATTTAAGACAAGGTATTGCAAAGAATCCTCAACAAGAACAATTATTAGATTCTGTGCCATTTAGATCATGGGATTTTACATTTGATTTTTATCCAAAATCAAAAGAAGAGGCCAGAGATGTTAGAGATATAATCACTATCTTTAGACAATCGATGTTACCTGATACATTTAGACCAAGTGGTAAAGGTGGAACTCCTGATGCAGATAATCTTGCTGAGGAAAATGTAGGGGGACAATTTTTAAATGCAACTTATTATGGTTATCCTAATGTTTTCGATATATATTTTTCTGGCCCTATGGCAGATAAGATAGACGGTTTTTTACCAGCTGTTTGCACAAACGCACAAGTAGATTACACAGGTGGTCAAAAATTTTCAACTTTTTATGACGGTATGCCGAATCATATACAATTAACATTAAACTTTTTAGAAATCAAAACCATGACACTAGCAAATTACGAAGATGTGAGAGCTGAAATGGCACAAAACGGATTCGGAGCTACTTCTGACTTAAATGATTCTATTGGTGATTTACAATCTAGAGGTGTAAATTTAGGAAATGATGAAGTCTCTGGTTACGACACTACTCAAAACCCATTCGGTGTGGGTGATAATAGTATATAAGGTTAAATACATATGGCTAATCAATACTTTAAAAATTTTCCAACAATATCATATAAATTATCTAATAATAAAATAGTTAATATAAAAGATTATTTTAGAAAATCAAAAATCGAACAAGATGCTGTTTCATCAATTGTAGAATATACAAAATATGAAATTAAAGAAGGAGAAAGACCTGATGTATTAGCAACTAAACTATATAACGATGCGGATTTACACTGGTTGTTTTTTCTAGTAAATGATATAGAAAATTATTACGATTGGTATAAAGATTCTCTTGTATTTGAAGAATACATGAACAAAAAATATATCGGTCAATATGCAATTGCAAGTTCTTCAACAGATATAGTTTCATCATCATCTAAATTTCTCTTAGGTGAAAAAGTCACGAGTGTATCATCAGAAGGAAGAGTTATATTAGTAGAACCTATCATGAATAGAATATGTATAGAGGGTGATAGTTTTGTTGCAAATGAACTAATTACTGGTAGTGTAAGCGATAAATCATTTACACCAACATCTGTTATAAATCAACAAGACGGTATTAGTCATTATATAAACAGTGATGGTTTGAAAAGAAATTCTAGTGCTACAGGATATACAAGTGTCACTAATTATGAAAATGAAGTAGAAATAAACGATAAAAAAAGAAGTATAAAAATTATTACACCAGAAAAAGTTCCTCAAATAGTAAACGCTTTTGAAGAAGTAATGTTGACATAAAAAATGAAAATACAAGGCGAATGCATAATTGACTCGATTTGTCTAGTCAATCAAGATGACGATATAATAGATATATCACAAGTTTGTTCAAACATAAATTTTTTTGAATCTATAGATCAATACTTTTGTTCAGGAAGATTAAGTGTAGTTGATTCTAGAGAATTAATAAAGAATTTTAAATTAGTTGGCCAAGAATCACTTACAGTTAAAATAAGACCAAGAGATGATACAAATACACAAGATGGTTATGCAACTAAAGAAAATAGTATTTTTAGAACATTTAGAATATACTCTATTACTGATGAAAAGGTATTAGATACAATAAATGCAAAAACTTATGTCTTACATTTTGTAGACCCAAAATATTTTTTAACAAATCAAAAAAGAATATCTAAAGTATTGTTCGGTTCGTGGTCAGACATATTACTTAAAGAATACAGAGAATTATGTTTTAAAGATAGAGAAGAACCAGCAAATTTAACTGATCATTGGGAAAAATCAGATGGCGAAAACAAACAATTAGTTTGTCCAGATTGGACCTTTACAGAGTTGACAGATTATATTGTAGCGACTGCTAAAGAACTTGAAACTAAATCTCCTTTTGAAAATGATATGTTTTTTTATGATACAATTTTTGGTGGTGTTAATAGATTTATGTCATTTGCTAAGATGTTAACCTTAGAAACACCAGTCACATTTGATACATATCCTAGAATAGATATTGCTACTGGTGAAGATGACCCTAATATGAATGCGCCTTATACAGGACTTAACACACAAATATTAGAATTCGAAAGACCAAAAAGAGCGAACTTAATAGAAGCGATATTAGGTGGAGCTTATGCTAGTAAATTAACGAGTTATGATCCTATTAGAAAAATAGATAGAGTTATGTCTTATGATTCTGGAGAAACTTATCATAAAATTAAAGAAAAAAATAATATATTCCCCTTAGTTAAATTAGATTATGCCGAGAAAGTTTCAAAAGCAACTAGAAGTGACGGCCAAAATGTTCCAGACATTTTAGATCAATATCAAACACTTTCTTTAAATGAAACTTTGTCTGCTGATGCTTTAAGTTTCGATAGAATTAATCCTACAAATATTTTTAGTGTTTCAGATCAATTGGTCGATTCTACATCTAGTGAAAACAAACAAGAATATATAGCAAATGAATTTAAAGATGATGCATTATGTAAAAGAAACTCACTTTTATTATTGATGGATCAATTAAAGATAAGTGTAGTTATACCATTTAGAACAGATATTTCTTGTGGTACCATGATCAGATTAAGTTTACCACTCGTAGAACCAAATTCAGAGAAAGCGTCAAATAAAATGGATAACGGTAGTTATCTAATTACTAAAGTAAACCATGAGATAGAACCTATAATGAATAGAGGCATAATGAGATTAGAATGTATTAAAATTGGATACGATACTGATCTAGTCAATTATAATCCTTTAGATGAAGAACCTACAGGAGATAAAAATTCATAATGAGACATTTTTTCGGAATAATAGAAGATAGAAGAGACCCATTAAAAATAGGTCGTGTTAGAGTTCGTGTTCGTGGTGTGCATACTCATGAAAAACGGTTTGTTGCAACACCAGACTTACCTTGGGCTCATGTAATTATGCCTGTCACAACACCAGGTTTAGGCGGGTTAGGAAAAAATCATAATCTAGTTGAAGGCACATCAGTAATAGGTGTTTTTACAGATAAAGCAATGCAACAGTTTTTAGTATTGGGCGTAAATCAAGGTGTATCTCAAAAAGTTTTTATTGAAAATGAAAAAGATATCGGTACCGATATATCTCCAGATTACGGATTTAATGACCCTAGAAGAGTAGAATCTAAAGATTATGAAGCAGTGCAAGGAAAACCAGATGCAACAAATCCAGATCATTTTAAATCGAGAACTCATGGCCTAGATAAAGGGTTAGATTTTTATCCACATCTTCCTAAAGGTCATATATTTGATTATACTGGCAGAGGTTTAACACAAATAGACGAATTTAAAGATTCTGAAAAAACACTCCCATATTATCCATTAGTAAAAGATGCATCTGATATAAATGTGTTTAGCACACAAGACGGAAAAGATGCACACACATCTGCGCCTCTATCAAGAGATTTGAGTTTGATAGGTGGAGGATTTTCTGAGGTCAAATCATCTGCAAAACCACAATACCCTTTCAATCATGCAACATATACTGAGTCTGGTCATTTATTTGAGTTAGATGATAGTAGAAGTCATGAGAGAGTATCATTACAACACAGATCGGGAACATATTTCGAATGGCAACCAGACGGTGATGCACACACAAGAATAGTAAAAGATAACTATACTGCTATATTAAATAATGATGAAATCTTTATAGGCGGTAAAGTAAACATAAAAGTTTTAGGAGATGCCACACTCGATGTAGGTGGTAATTTAAAGGCAGATGTAGCAGGCACAACAACAATTGATGGAACAGATAATATTACAGTGACGGCGCCTATTATATCTATGAACGGCCAAACAATCAAACTTAATTCATAATGGCATTTACAGCTACGATACCAACGGAACTATCTTGTCCAGAAGCAGACATATTTTCGTTACCCACAAAAGAAGATTTAGTCAATTCTTTTAATAAACTTGCACAAATACCTAGTAAACTCAAAGTAGAAAAGGTAAAGTTAGGTGATGAACTTACAGCAGAAGTCGAAGAAGAAATAGACAAGATTGTAGAAGATATCGAAAAGTTTATTGATGGTTTTGCAGACATCTTATCGCCATTTTGGGAAAAAGGAACAATTCGTAATTGGCAAAAAGAAGCCAATGATGCATTTACTGAATTACTACAAGAGTTTCAAATTTTTGTGCCTGCTAAAATTGCAGA